GTAAGAAGGCAGCTACACCAACTCCAGAAACTGTACCTGCGGTGGCTGACCAGGGCGCAGCGGTTTAAGCGTGATCCACCTATAAATTGTAAGCGCCTAGTCTTCCAAGCAATGGAACAATATACCTCAATGTTTGGATCTACCGGAACATTTCTGAATGCAATCGAAGAGGTTCAACCTCCTCCATTACATCCACAGTTGAGTGAGACGTGGTGGACAACCGTTGAAAGTGAACTCTTTTCGATTTTGAAAGAAAATGAATCCTCGGATGATGAGTTGAAAAAGCTTCATGAAGTCATGGATTGTTTTCAGATTGGATATTCGTGTCTTTCAAATGCACTTGTTAAGGTCGCGACTACAAATATACTCAAACAGATAGAGGTTCTTATTAATAGACCACAGTCTGCTCAGCGAACGGATGAATGGTATAAGGAAATGATGAGTATTCTAAGTGCGAGTGAGTTGTATCAGCTCTTCGCGTCTCCTCGTGCCCGTGGATCACTTGTACTCTCAAAGGTCGCGCCAAAAGATGGAACGGGTCCTTCGCCAAGGAAATCATGTATGACAATGGAGATGAATCCACTTGACTGGGGAATCCGATTTGAGCCGGTCGCAAAACAGTTTCTTGAACATCTATGGGATGTGGAGATTCGGGAAATGGGACGCCTGCGTCATCCAACGATTGAGTCATTGGCCGCATCACCCGATGGCCTGATTACAAAGGTGCGTCGCCGGCGAAATAATCATCTACTGGGGCACCTAGTAGAGATTAAGTGTCCATCCTCTCGTGAAGTTGGCGTAGCACTTCCACCAAACTATTGGTATCAGATGCAACTTCAGCTTGAAGTTACTGAACTACCAGTGTGTGAATATGCGGAGTTTCTCTTTCGATCAAGTACAGCTGCGAGAACACTTACGCATATTCCTACAGACTGTAGGGCAAGTGGAAATATCTTTCTTCTACAATGTAAAGAGACTCATGCGATGAAATATGAATACAGTCCATTGAATGATGTTAACTGGCAACCGTCACTTACAGAAGGATGGGAAATCCTTGAGACGATTCCTTGGTATTTAGAGACATATTGGATTCAAACGGTTCATCGTGATCACGCATGGTTCCAATCTATTATTCCTCTACTTGATGAGTTTTGGCGAGATGTAGAAAAGGCACGGCGAGGTGAGTTTATTTCTCCTGAATCCTCTGTAAAAAAGAAGCCGATTCTCTGTGCAATAACAGATTAATATATACTAGATTTAAACAGTTTATATAGTTATATATATATGTATACTTCACAAATTGGCCAGGATGAATGGGTCCATTCTGTAGTAGGAAATAAATCAAATGGATATTTTATTGAACTTGGTGCATCAGATGGTATTTTCTTAAGCAATAGCTTTTTTTTTGAGAAAGTCCTTGGCTGGAATGGTATTTGTATTGAACCAAATCCCGAGTTTTCTACAAAGTTAACTCAAAATCGAAACTGTCATATTTGTTTCAGTTGTGTATCCAATCTAGATGATCGTGAAGTTGAATTTGCAATCGATGGGCATACAAGTGGCGCGGTAGAAACGGCGGGACCATTTACACATATAAATAATAAAATCAAAGTGAAAACAAAAACACTTCACTCTATTTTAAAAATGTATAATGCTCCCAAAGTGATTGATTATTTATCGCTGGATGTTGAAGGTCAAGAATATGAAATCATTAAGGATTTTCCATTTCATGAGTATCGTTTTAACTGTATTACAGTTGAGCACAATGAACCTCACACTGGTCCTGAAATGCGTATAAAACTACGTACCCTTTTAACTGAAAAAGGGTATGTATTTGTAAAAGGAAATGATAATAAATTGGGATGGCCACATGGTCCTATCGATGATTATTATGTACATTCATCTTACTTCATTGTCTCAACCTTATAGAAGTTATTAACAAGTTCATGATACGGTGCCGTACATGAATCCGGATTTTTACGTTTATAGTTATTTGTCATCTGAATATAGTTTCCAGTAAGTTGAATACGATTCGCAAAATCCGCGCCGTAGCATGAGCAAGAGTTCATCTTACTATTGATCTGATCATCAACAGGAGCATTGGGAATCACTCCATTCAGTAAATGATACGGGATGCGAGGCGATAAATAGGCCTTATCGGGCCCAGATATAGATTCAAGAGGTGCTCCAGGAGATAGATCTGCTGCGACTGAAGCCGGTTGTAAAATAGGACCTGATGTGAATCCACTGATTGTATCAACGGGAAGTGCTCTACCTACAAATCCAAAAAGGACCATGATGACCGCGAATAAAAAAAGTACTTTGAGTGATTTCATTTGAAGGCCTTCTCTCTACAAGATTCGTGGAAGTTCTACTGCATTGCGTACTTCAAAGTATACGCGCGAGCGCGAGCGTCAAACTCCGCACGGTCTGTCTTGTAGATATGAGCAATCTCCGGAACAAGAGGATCCGCTGGATTCGCATCCGTCAGTAGACTTGTAATACTTAGAAGAACCTTGCTGATTGTAAGAGCAGGAGACCATTGATTTTTTAGAATATCAAGGCAAATACCACCTGCGGAGTTGATATTAGGATGGTAAATCTTTGTAGTGAAGGTTACAACCGGGGGCTTGAAGGGATAATCAACAGGGAACTGAATGAAAAGCTTAAAATAACCTCCGGTATATGGACTATCTGCCGGGCCAAAGATGGCACCTTCCCACTTGAACATATCGTCTCCAATCGGACCAGCACTACAGTTGCTGGGTGGATCCTTCTTCAAATCGAGTAGTTCCTTCTGAATACGCTTGGCGGACATTCTGTATTTTATAGGGAGTGTAGTATTTGAATACAAGTTCCGGTTGTCAATTTTTTGGCGCGCTTCAAAGTAGAATCAAATGAACTACCTGTCTCTTCTCGCTGAGTTTCTTGGAACGTTTCTTCTGCTGATCAGCATCCTTGCTACCGGAAATGCGCTGGTGATTGGTCTGACGCTGGCGCTGGTTATCTTCTGTATCGGCGGCCTCAGTGGTGGCCACGTAAACCCGGCGGTGTCACTCGCGATGCTACTCAATGGTGGGCTCTCCACAACGGAGTTTGCGATGTATGCGGTCTCACAACTTGCGGGTGGCGCGGCGGCTGTGTATGTCTTCAAGGCACTTGCGTAAGTATCTTGACTTACAAAAAAACGATTTGTTTATCTTATATTGTTACTTAGTCTGAGTAAAAAGATAAGATTCATGTACTCTTAGCGCCATAAAACACAACGTCCAACCGACATAATCGCTGCCGTGGATAAAAGAAAGGCTAGAAGCCAGGCCTCAGGATCTGATCGATAGTTTACAAATCCTTCATTTTTTAGTGGCAATGAACAGTTTCCATTATGCTCTGATACAAGAGTTCCATCAGGGCAATAATCCTTCGGTTCTTTATCATAGTCTTCTTTAGTAATCGATATAGGATTTCCCTTTCGATCCACGTCCTGAACCCATTTTGTCTGCGCAGGCATTCCATTCAGAGTTTCAATCTTTCCAGGAATCCATACCTCTCCATCATTACTTACAACCTTTCCAGTAGGATCTCCAACAGGAAGAGTTACTTTACGACACTGAGGAAATCCAGACCCAAGAAGAGCATTCATAACCGGCAGTGGATTCAGCGCATCTTCTGTATCTTCTAACATTCCTGGCGCAAGACCTTTCAGCGGTGGCATACCTGAACTTTCAAGTGCCTTTTTTACATTTTTACCAAGACCTTCTCCTGTAGGGATTCCATTCACATAATACCACATATTCGCACCATTACTACATTTGAGTCCAGTCTTTATGAAATAGTTAATACCGAGAGGGCGAGGCTTGTTACCCATATTTTGTGTGAAACTCGAGCTTGGTGCTCCAAATCCAATCATATCTCCATAATACGCGACGCCTTTGATCGCATTGATAACATCATCGAGTTCCCCTCCACGATGTACACCCACTTGTCCTGGTAATGGGAGATTATCAGCAAAATCATAGTTTGGTCCCATATAACCGGGTTCATCTTTCACTTGTCCCTTGGGCAAGATGGACATCCCTCCTGTTTATTCAGCGATTAAAATCAATCCGATTCCAAAAAGAGCAACAAGAACACCAATCAGTTTTAACTTTGTAAGCTTCTCGGAAAAGAAGAAGATTCCTACGGAAAATAAAGTAATTGTACTTAAAACATTCCATAGAAAGTTGGCCATTCCGATTCCGGTAAACTCGAGTGCTTTACTTAAAAGAGGAACTACACCAACCGCAAAAATCACACCCGCAATCACGCAGTTCCAGAAACCACCTACACGTAAAAAGGTGAGTGCGATTGTTTCGACCGCACCGGCCAATCCAATCCAAGGGATCGCATCAGGGATCGATTCCATTTCTTTCTAAA